TTTTCACGCCGTTTTTCCATTCGGTTTGAATGGAAACCCTCGCCGCTTGTTGGTAAGGTCTAAGTTCCATGACGACCTCCTAAAACTGGCCCGGAGTGAATCCGCCGCCTTGCTGTTGTCCACCCGTAGGAAATGGGGCTTGATAATGTTGTTGCTGCTGTTGATACTGTGGCTGTTGTTGGTGTTGCTGGTATTGCGGCTGCTGCTGACCGAACACTTCATCGTAAGGATAGAAGGACTTTACCTGGTTGTTTGTCCGTTCCGCATTATCCTTGCCTCTAAATGTGTTGATCTCCAATTTCAATCGGCCTTTGGAGCCTACAACAGTGCTCCAGTTCATGCGCAGCGGTTCACCTTTCTTTTTCTGGCCGATACCCGCGAAAAAGTTTGACAGAAGCCCTTCGGTCTTCGTATGCAGCAAGAGGTTATGGAAGACTACCACGTCGCCATGTTCAGGTGAATGTACCGTGAGCTCAAGTTTCGCCTGGTTGCAAGCTGGCATTTTCTCACTGCCTGCAAACCGACCGCGTTCAAACTTGGTTACTGTAAAGTTGTAGTCACCAGCAGGAAGGACAATAAACTCCCCGCCATCCTTTTTAATCTCGTCGTCCCAACCCAGTTCTCTATCTACTTGATTCATGTGTTATTCCTCCCGTTGTTAAAATGGCATGTTTTTTCTAGCTTCCTGAATCATGTTAAATACTTGTGGCCATGCACCGACAAGCACACCCTCAATAAAGCCAGGATCATAATTGGTGATCGGTGTATCCATCGGGTAGTAACCCTTTTGGCTTACCACGATCTGAATCTCGTTATCCGATACCTGATGTTGTATCATCAGATCCCGCAGTGAACGTGGGATATTCGTCGAGACGGTTGGACTCAGTGCTTCTTCTGGTGAAGGTTGCTGCTCCTGTGGTAGAGGTTGCCCCCCGGTCATCTGGCCCCAGGCTTGCTGTGCAGGCTGTGATGGTGGATCGACTACTGGTGGTGGCGTGGCTGATGTTATCGGAGCAGATGGGGCTCCGGATCCGTTGAAGATATGTGCAATGTAGGAATAGTCCAACGGAAACTCATCCGGCAGGCCGTGGCGATTCTTGGCATCCCAAGCCGGGTGATGCGTAGCATACACTGTCCGGACGCCACCTTGTCCCTTATGCTTCCTGCCCTTGTCATCAGTTGCGACGGAGAATGTTTTATAGTTGATGAACAAGACCATATCTGCCCATTCTTTGACTAGCGCAGCGGTGCGCGAACCCGTTTTCTTGCCGAGTTTCAGCTGGTATCGATCGTAGGCGCCCATCTCGTCCGGCTGCTCAAATTTAACGATCTGCGCATGTGCGTTCAAAACGACATTAATACCAGATTCGATTACGTCACTCAGTAGATTAAGGAATCGCCCAAATTCTTCTTCCGAGTAAATGTATCCCTTGCCGTACCCGAAGTCCTCAATCCCTCGCTTCTGATGAGTCGCGCATACACTTTCGTTACAAAGCAATTCCGCCCAGTCGATCGTATCGATGACGAGCGTCCCGAACTGCCCGGTCTGTTGCTTCACCCACTGAACCTGTTGCTTGAGGAATTCCCAGCTCGTCGGCTTCGGGAGGCGGTCGACATCCAATTCTGTAGTAGACCCTTCAGTATCAATAAAGATGGGACGAGGAAACTGGGCAGCCAAAGAGGATTTTCCGATCCCTTCCGGGCCATACAACACCACTTTTTTTGCCTTCTGAACTTTACCGCTGATGACTTGCATCAAAATTCACCTGCTTTCCACGTCTTCGTTTCGGTAGGTGCGGGCTGCTGCTCTGAAACTTGCTCCTGTCCCGCGACGTATCCGTCCTCGATGATGATGGAGCATTCATCGCCAGTGCTGACACGGGTCGCAATGGCCTGCAGCCCTTCCTGCTCCAGCCAGGCACCAAACTCTTGGAGGGTCTCCAAGTCCATCTGCTCGAGCTTGTCCAGCAAAATAAAACCACAATCTGGCTTGAGGCGGCGAACGATTGATGCGGAAACGATAAGCTGATCTGCTCCGCTCATGTTGTCCCACTTCTGTCCGTTGTAGATCAGCTCGCCGTCTGCGACCGACAGGCCCGCCAGCGGCAAAGGAGCTGTGGTCAGCAAATCAGTCTTTTGCTGCCGGATTGTGTTGATCTCGGCCGTCAGCGCCTCATATTGTACGCGGTAGTCGTTAGCGTCTGTTTCGGCCTTGTCCTTATCCAGATTCGCTCTGACTTTTCGGTTGATTTCGTCGATTTGGCGGATGTTGGCTTCTAGTTCTTCGGTCGACTCGTCAAGCAGGTCGAGCGTGTCTTTTTGAGCGATCTCCAGATCTGCTGCAAGTTGACCGTATTTAATTTCGGCCTCTTTGAGCATAGCTTTCAACCGCTCAACTTCTTGTGCTTGGCTTGCAAAGGCCGCCTGAATCTGCGTCAGCCGTTGGCGTTTCCTTTGATTCTCGCCGTTCCGAGCCAGGATCTCCTGCTGCTGGCGGATCAGCTCTGATGCGGAAATCGGTTCCTTTGGCGCGTCCGGAAAATACGGTTGTTCCTTGGCAAACTTCGCTTTCTGATCGGCGATCTGACCGATAGCACGGCGACGGTTGTAAACCTCCTGCTCCTTTACCTCCAATTCGTGCAGCTGATCACCGACTCCGATAATCCGAAGCAAAATATTGGCCTTTTCCTTGCTCGTAGAATTCATAAATTTTGGTAAATCGATAGCCAGCTCTTCGACGAAACTATCGAGTAACTGCTGGCCGCCTTTTTGCCCATTCGGATCGATGACCTTCAAATCGGAGTTTTTTCCTTTGCGCTCAACGATTAACCCGTTTGATAGCACGATATGAAGATAAGGAGGTACGGCAGATCCTTCCCGTTCTGCTTGGGAAGGGCGATACTTATTTCCTCCCAAGCCCCATGCAATCGCGTCCAGGACGCTGGTTTTACCTTGTCTGTTCTTCCCGCCGACAACCGTCAGCCCCGCACTTGTCGGCTCAATTTTGACCGCTTTGACGCGCTTGACGTTTTCAATTTCCAGCTTACTGATTTTGATCATAGCTTCCTCCTCGTACTTTTCTGGCGATTGTGTTTAATGATCGAATCGATATTTTCAGTCATAGTGATAATTGTTTGCCCATCACTCATTTTCACTTTGCACCAGTCTCGAGCGATTCCCCATCTGTCGGTTATCACTCCTACTTCTCCCGACTTCAACTTGACTTCATCGCCCTTTAAACAAATCAACGTTCTTTCCTCCCGGCCCCATCTGTGGTACGATGGAGCCAACCATAGATTTTTTAAGACTCAGTTGGCGCTGGGTCTTTTTCTTTTTGGTACGTAACCATGAACGTCTCTCTGATCTGCGGCCAGTCAGTGGATGTATCGAGCAAGGAAGTCATTTTCACATCAATGACCTGCTCTTCTGTCAATTCTTCGAGGAACTCATTTACCTCATCTACATCATCGAGCACCATGATCTGAACGATTTTCATCTATTCACCCTCCCTTCCAGTTGGTCACGAGGCCGCCGCCGTCCCAACCTCTACGGCAGCCGTTGTAGTTCCTTGCCTACGCCACGCCTTGACCTCGCTATGTATAGAGGTTCGAACCTCCTTGCAAAACCAGTTGATCTGATCCTGCAAGCAGGGCCGAAGCCCGCCTTTTTCCTCCTTTCATTGATCGTAACGAGAATTCCACCGATCTATATAAGCCTGGTACTTTCCCGACTTCTTCAATTGATACACTTTTGTTTGCAATGTCCGTTCTGTCCGGCCAAGCGCAAAGGAGAGAGACCTTGCCGTATCCGTTTCGTAGAATCTGCAGAGGTATTCCAATTCTTCCTCCGTAAATGGAGCCCCGTGATTGAAGTGAAAATCAGGATGGTACTGCATGCGATCGTGATTATCATAGGAAATGCCATCATCAACAACGGCCGCTGATTGAGCCATGAGGCTTGTCCTCCTTCCAGTAACTGTGGTAAGCTACTGGTACCGAATTTTTATCTATGTCCGCCTGTTCGCTGCAGGCGGCTTTTTCTTTTTCAGCCATCCTCATCAATCCAACAAATGCCTCCGCGCTGATCCGGATCTGCAGCTCAGGGCTGTGTAAGATGTCCTGGACCATTTCAGCTGGTGTTGCTAAATTTTTCATCATCTCACCTACCTCCAGCACAATAGTTCGCCTCTTCTTGATCTCGAATCCATCGATCCAAGCTGGATGTGCTGAACAGATATCTCGGATTCTTCGATCCATCTGCACCATAGGTTCGGTGCGGGATTCGCTTCTCCCGACAAAGTCGTCTGAGCGTATACTCCGACATGCGCAAATATTCGCATGCTTCTGTAAAGGATAGGGTACGTTCTGGGGATACCCCTATTTCTAACTTCAACTCTTCTCGCAGCTCCTCTTTAAGTTGCGTTCGGAGCTCACTAAAAGCTCGCGCGAAAATCGCCTCAACTGTCATGCTGGCACCAACTCGCTTTTATACTTGTTGATGAAATATATTTGGCCCTTCCCAGTGACTTTTGTTGTCTTCACTACACGTACCGAACCATCTGGATTATTGATCGAGCGTTTCTTTATCTCAAATAGTCCAAGCTCGAGAGCTTTCTGGGTTGGATCATTCCAGCGTTCATCCCGCGTTCTCATAAGATAACCTTCAATACGAAGCCGCTCGAAGAGTCGATTTTGACCAATGTCAACGCCATTTTGCTTGAGAAGTTTGGCCAACTCGCCAATCAGGATGCTGTTTCTGGATGTTTCCAATGCTTCCGCGAAAATTACTTTTGGTCGATCCTCTTCAATCTTCTTTTCAGCAGCTATTCGAAGTTCTTGCTCTGCTTTCCAGTTTTGGGCGATTCTGATAATTGTGTCTGGATTGAGCAGGAATCGCTCCAGATCGGTAGGAGCAGCCAATTGCTTCTCCATTTCCTCGAATCGTGTGACATAAGTAGCAGTGAAGAGTACACCCTTCTCACCAGTCATCTTGTTTGCTACCATGTCACAGCCTTTACGTGTGAGTAGGTAACATTTGTATTGCTTTCCGGTACCAGCTTCGTATGCACTTTCAATAAAGAATTGGTCAGCCCCCAAATTTGGGGTTTGATCCAGAATGACTTTGTAGCCCTCAATGTCCCGAATCAAGTGATCGTGACGTTTTTCCGTCATTTCAGCTACCTCTCTGCTGTCCACTAACAGTTGACCATTTTGATTGATGATTGTGAGTTGGTTCATTTGCATAACTCCTCTCCCATCACGATATCGACATTTAAACTGTCAAAACGAGTTAGAATGTCATTTTAATTGACGTATCGACCAAAAAAAATAGGGTTCTTTAAATAAACCTATTGCGTCATTCTAATTGACGGTGTATACTAGGCGTAGTTGATAGCAATAAATTTATTTATTTCCTGCAAATTCCACTTCAATGTTTGCCAAATCGGGGAACAGATTTTCAGCAGTTGTTCCGAAGTATCTGGCTAGTTTGAAGAGCAGTTTTACATCTGGATTAGCTCGGCCATTTTCAATGTGCCTAATGTGACTTTCCGTAACACCAACAGCAAGAGCAACGTCCCTTTGTGTTTTGTTATAGTGCTTCCGATAATTAGCAAAGTATGTACGTTTAACCACACAAGCTGATTGATTCATTCAGTTTCACCGTCCTTTCATTGACGTTTATTTAATTGACGTAACCACATATTAACATGTCAATTAAATTGGCGCAAGTCTATTTTTATTATTCTTTTTTTGGAGTTGTTATCTATGGATGAAAATCAAAAAAAGCTAATGGGTCATAGGATTAAAATGATTCGTGAAAAACTGGGCCTATCCCAGGATGAGCTTGCGAATAAACTAGGTATGAACAGAACGAATGTCTCTAATTATGAATCTGGAAGAACTGTACCACCAGGCAACGTAATAAAAGAATTGGCAGATATTCTTAAAACAAATGCAGATTTTTTACTTGGACGAACTGATGACCATACAGCCATAAAAAATGAGAGTGAGTTATCTGAAATCGATGAAGAGATTAGATCTCTGGCAAGAGATATTCAAAACCTCGATAGTGGAAACAGAGGTCTATTAAAGGACCTGATAAAAACAATGCGCGAGCGCGGGAAAGAAGCAAGGGATAAAGAATGACTTTTCCGAATTCAGCGAGGTATGGCTGGGTTATCAAATTAGTCCATAAGTTTTTACTTGAAAATAATATTTCTAGCTTTCCAGTAGATCCATTCAAAATTATTGAGGCAAACAAATGGGGATTAATTACATTTACGGAATTAGCTACAGAACATAATGTCAGCATTGCAGAAGTTATTGAAGCTTTTCAAAGCGAAGACGGTTATACCATGTATGATGGTTCTGGATATACGATTGCATATAACGATACAATTGGTAGTCCAGGTAGAATTCGGTTTACCCTGATGCATGAGATTGGACATATTTATCTTAAACATCTTGTCGATTTTGAAGAAACAATCTTAAGAAGGAGCACTCTAACTGAAAGAAAATATAAAGTTCTTGAAAATGAAACAAATTGTTTTGCAAGGAATGTTCTTGCTCCTGCTCCAATTGTAAACCGATTGAAATTACGCTCTGCAATTGACTTAGTACATCATTTTCATGTGACAGAAGCAGCGGCGAGAACAAGATTGGATCTCCTAAAAAGAGATTCAATCTTCACAATAAACTTTGCGCTTTCGCTAATCAATCAGTTCAGAAAGTACTTACACATCGTAGCTAATTCAAAATACTGTTATTGCTGCAAATACCATTTTTTACATGAGACAGCAGTATATTGTCCAATATGTGGTTCCAGAAAACTATCTAAAAGAAAGGGGTTTGAAATCATGAATTATTCGGGAATTAAAGTCGATGAGAATTACAGGGCGATCCAATGTCCTACATGTGAAAATGAAAATGTATATGGTGAGTATTGCCAAATTTGCGGTACTTATTTAGTTAACAAATGCACCGGTTTTTCTGACGAACCTGGAAACAGATATGTTGGTCCTTGGCATAATGAATTTCCGAATAGTTGCGGTATTGGATTAAATGGTGATGCTAGATTTTGTATTCAATGTGGAAGTACATCAACTTTCTATGAATCCGGTCTTCTTAAGGACTGGGTGAAAGTTATGAGTGAATCTACAAAAGATAATGATTCTTCAACTGAACTGCTTGTAGATCCGTTTGGAGATCCGTTTGGCATTCAAAAACCAATAAAAATTAGTGATGACGATTTGCCCTTCTGACTTTTTTATACTCAATTAACCGAACATATATTCTTACAGAAAGAAGTGATTTACTATGGCATCCATCGAAAAACGCGGCACCAATTCCTGGCGTCTGATTGTTGAAGCCGGGTATGATGCCCAAGGCAAACGGATAAAAAGATACAAGACAATTCGTGTGGAGGACGATGCCCTACTCCGGACTACAAAGAAACTTAGGGACTACCTGAACGACGAGTTGCACAAATTCAAGATCGAAGTAGAAGCTGGCGAATATATCGCCCCTGATAAAATGACATTTGGTGCGTTTGTAGAGGAATGGCGGAAGAAGCATGGAGAAAAACACCTGTCACCTACGGTCCTGGACACGTACAATAGCCATCTAAAGAATCATATCCTCCCTGTTTTCGGGCATCTTCGGATCGATCAAATCAAGACCATACAAATTGTAAACTTTTTCGATCAGCTAAAAGGGAAACGGTCTGAGAATTTATCCGG